GTGTATACAATTCTATTGCATCTGAAAAGAATTTCGGTAAAAAGAAATTTAAAGATAAGGATACAATCTTTAAAAATTTAATGACAAGTGAGTTATTTTCTGGTCCTGATACACAGCTTGGTTCTGCAACATATAAAGGAACATTCAATGCAGAATATGCAGATCATATTATGAATGGACGATCTGTTTTATCTGCACCGGGAGTATTGACAGGAGAAGGTGGTGATGTTAATGAAACAAGATTTCGAATATTAAACGAGTTGGCTGGTCCTAGATTTATAGATACTTTAGTAGATGATTTCAATAGGTTCTATGTAAAAGAATTAGAAGGAGAAGAAGAATAATGCTAACACCAAGAACTGTCCCACAACAGCAACAAACTAGTACAACAAGTACAGGACGACTTTCTCCTCGTAGACTAAGAGCTGTAACAGGACAAGCAGCTAAAGTTGCCCCTGTTGCTGCATTAACTGCTGAAGTTACCCGTCCTACCCCTACTTCTAAACGTAGTACTATTCCTCTTACAGCAGGAACAAGTGGTACTTCACCTGAAGTTTCTTCTCAAGTTACAGGAAGTGTTTCTAGGAGAGGTAGTGGAGCAAACACTACTGGAATATCAAATAAACTAGGAGCAAATTTAAAAAGAATCTTTGATACATTTTCTAATACAGCAGCTTCCCCAAAACAAGCAGCTATAGACTTCGGTGGTTTTGAATTTCCTACCCCTGATTTAACTCCCCCTCCTCCTCCTATTTCAAGAGCAAGTTTTAGTAGTGGTCCTACAGCAATAGCACCAGCATCATTAAAGGAAGGCGGGTTTGTCCGTAAGAAAACCTAATGGCTGATGATAAGCAAGATGTGTACCTTCTTCTTGGAAGACTAGATGGTAAGATGGATTTGCTTATTAAAGAACAAAGTCATATTGATGGTTTGATTTCAAAAAATGAAGAAAGAATAAGAGTACTAGAAAAAGATAGAGCAGTTGTTTATGGAGCAGCTACAGTACTAGCCTTCGTAGGAAGTGGAGTAATGTGGCTTATATCTTCTGTAATTAAGGGAGCTTGATATGTTAGGAGCATTAATAGGCCCGATAGCTGGGCTTGCCAGTACATTTCTTGAAGGACATTTAGCAACAGCAAAAGCTAACACTGATATGAAAGTTGCAGAAGCTAAAGCTAAAGCTAATGTAATGGAACGTCAGGCTACTGGTGAAATTGATTGGGACTTGGAAGCAATCAAGGGATCACAGAATAGCTGGAAAGATGAGTGGTTGGTAGTTTTATTTTCGATACCATTGATCCTAGCATTCATCCCTGGTGGAGAAGAGATTGTACAGAATGGCTTTGCTCAGTTGGAGAAGATGCCTGAATGGTATCAGTATAGCTTAGGTGTAATCATAGCAGCTTCCTTTGGAGTAAGGAGTGCTACCAAGTTCTTTGGTAAGAAAAAATAAATGGCAGATGATAAAGTCAAGGTTGTTGAAACAACTAAGGAATATGAATTATCTGTATCTGATCTCGTACCAGATAAAGAAGAAGAAGATTCTACATGGTATAATAAAATAGCGGGGGTACTTGACAGGTTTCGTACAGTTCCCCGATTAATTATGTTATCTTATATCTATGCTTTCTATCAATCAACAATGTGGTTCATGGCTTTACCTGATCCAACCAATGCACAAGCTGCATTCATCTCAACTATTGTAGGTGCTGGTGCAGCCTTCTTTGGTTTGTATGTTGGTAAACCAGGGACATCTATCCCCAAACGTAAAAGGTAATAACTAATGGTTGCTGCACAACTAGGTAGGCTTCTAGCTAAAGGCATTGCTAAAGCAGGAAGAGGAATGCTACCTGATATTAATGTGCCGCCTACTATATTACAAGCACAAAAGATAACTCCTGATCCCATTAATGTTCCTGATAAGTTCCCTGCTGCTGTTACTAGGGAAGTTGAATCTGAACCTACTGTTCCTTTTAAACCTGAAGATGATCCTAGTACAACTCCACAACAGATCAATGCTTTCTATAAACTTCCTGAAACACAACGACAAAAACAACTACCAGAATTAGAGGAAGCAGCAGAAGCTTTAGCTAAAGGAGACTTATCCAAATCTCAATGGGATGATTTAGCAGATTACTTCTTGCCCCTTACTCCATTAAAAGAAATGCCTGATGTTCCTTCTACTAGAAAGATAGATGCAATACTATTTGTTGATAAGGACGGGAACTATCAAACAGGAAAAGCAGAAAAATATGGTATCGTTGGAAAAGAAGATGATCCATATGCAACATTGTCAGGGAAATCCCTTGTAAGTAAAGAGAGAACTACTTCAACACGATTAGATATACCTGCATATAATAATCACAATACTTGGGCAGTAACATTCCATGATGGTGGTACAAAAAATAACAGACTAACATCTGGTAGAACAATAGGGTATGGACAAAGTGCTGTGCTTAATGATGTTGAATTTACTTCAAACGAAAAGCAAGCCTTGGATATTGCCAGGAGAGCAAAAAACCCAAAGTCAGGAAGGATAACGGGCAAGAGTACAATAGCACGTATGAATGGTTTCTACGAGGATATGTCTTTTGAAGATGTATATAGATTTATGCAAGAAGAACTACGTGCTATGAACAGTCCAGACTACGATGGAGAATGGAGTCAAGTAGGAATGAATCCATATCGCCATAGTTATTTTTATAATAAAAAAAATGGGAAGCCTGTTTTAAAAGCTGACAGAGTAATGCAGATAGGCCCGTTGGTATTAGCCAGGAATGTAGAAGAAGGTGATCCTCTTTATATTATAAATAAAGAAGGGAAAAAAGTGTTAAGAAAATTCGAAGAAGGTGGTGTAGTAGATATGCGTGATGGTGGAAGGGTACGTACTAGAAGTAAGTAGTCACACCTATATTAATTGAATCCATTACTTTCTTTAAGTATGCTAGGAAATTAGAAACAACATGTGCATTCTCATATTCTTCTAGGTCTTCTATAGCAGCATCCCAATCTCCCTGTTCCAACAAAGAAGAATCTACTTGTATCTTGTTATCATAAGTTAGATACACTTCATATTTAAATAATGTTATCCTATTTGTAGAAGACATGCTTACCAATCTTTTTTAACAACGTATAGTCCTTTGACCATGCAGGACGTACTGAAACATTATGATAGTGTGTTGCATACTTTATAACAACAGAGTGTTTTAATAGTACATCTACTGCAACCTGAGATGCGAGAACAAAAGCTTCCGCATCTTTTATTTTTTCTGGCCTACCATCACAGTAGTATGAGAACTGACATTTGTTTCGTATCATATGTCCTTTGTACGTTACTCCTTGATGAACAACTTTACATACCGTGTTAGGAAATCGTTTCGAATGAACCCTGTTCAATGCAACATTGCCTACTGCTATCTGCCCAACAATAGATTCTCCCCTGGCTTCAAAGTAAATTGCTTCACTCATACAGTACACATCTTGAGGATCAAGATTATATGAGGAAGCAAGCAAAGCTATGGAGAATAGGAAGGTATTTGTCAAAAAATCCTCCCTAGGAAGCCCGTACAAGGGGAAATGAAAGGGGAGATAGGGCTACCTACCTGAAACATCCCCTTTCTTTTGTATGCTGCTGTATCGCCCAGCAAATAAAAATCACTATACAAGGTCAACAACTTCACAGAAATCTCCTACACAACTTAATGTTTGGGATGCAACCGTGTTATCATCCCGTTCATACTCACCAAGCTTCTTCCAATCTATATTATTAGGCATCTTCTTTAGTAACTTTTCATATTCTTTCTTAGTTGAATCCTGATATGGTGCCTGTTCATAAATATGTTCAGACATTGGAAGGAAACTTACACCAGACATGGTATCAAAATGTTTATATACAAACGCTCCTACTTCCAACCATTCATCTTCCTTAACACTAACAGTAATGGAAGGCTTATGTTCACACCAATGCTCTGCATATATTCTCCATATTTCCAGATGTTCAATAGCTGTTATATCATGTCTAGTGATTGCACCCTTTGGTGCTTTAACTGGGAATGAAAACACAGCGGTTGTTTCTGGTTTCTTATTCTCATCTTCAACAGGGAACCCAGCATCAGTCATGAACTGTGTCAGCGGGTCTTTCTTATCTGCACGTACCGTCCTGATATAATATTCAGAATGTCTAGGATGGATACCTGAAGCTGCATCAACCAACTGACTAACAGTTCCACTAGGTTTAACACAGGTGATAGCAGCAGAAGGTTCTATGTTAAACAGAGAAGACCATTTGCGATTAGTATGCACCGCACCTGTTCTAAGACTACCTAGCAGTGCAGGAAGGCTATCCTTTGTCTTGTTAGCTAACATGGCATTGTCTAGGATACCTGTAAGAGATACGCCTAACAACCTTTCTTCTTCTGTGTTCTTAACCCATTGTCTACCTAGTCCTTTAAAATCAGTGAAGCAGGATTGGATAGTACCTAAGATAGTAGCAAGTTCAATCTTCTTTTGTAATGTTTCAGGTGTATCCTCTTCTCGTACAACAACCTCACTTAAATTACAAAACTGTTTAGGCCGTAGTATAATCTCACTGCATGGGTTGGTTCCATATTCTATATCCGCTTCCCTTCTACCATACTTAGCCGCCTGTTCTTGTGCAGCATTACGATTGAAGATGCCTCGTTCACCAGACTTACTATCATATAAGGAACTCCACTCACGTAAGAAGGAACCTGTATCTAAACCATCTGTATAACAGACAGAGTTGTTAGCAAAGGATCGTTGTGGTTGTGTGTTCCACCAATCACCTGACTTGGCATGACGCATACGATCATCACTAAGGTTAGATAGACTGATCAGTGCAGACCTACGCACACCACCAACCACAACCACATCAGCAATCTTACACATGAGATCATGACATTCCAAACTGTTTAGCTTCCTACCTTTAGCATTATTAAACATGTTACTAGTAAACTTAAACAATTCATTCAAAGGTTCAGGACCACTCGCTCTACCACCAAATGTTTTTAACTTTGCACCTTGGGGCCTGACCTTGGACATATCCCAACGGGGTAGCTGACCAGCATATAACAAATTAATTAGTTCTTTGAATGCTCTGAACCACCCTTCCTTACTGTCCTGCACAATAATACATGTTTCACTAAGTTCAAAGATATCAGGAACAGGTGGTAATTGATTAACGAACTGACGTTCAACGCTGAACCCTACACCTGTGCCATGCATTAATATATATAAACACTCATCAAATGATCTAGGACTATCCACAGGTAAGTAGCTACAGTTGTATGCTGCAATATGGTTACGTTCCAATGCAGGACCAGCCGTCATCATTGCTCTCATAGAAGGCATGATATTCATGGTTACAATAGCTACATATAAATCAGTGTATAATTCCTCTGGTATGCTATAGCTATGGTTGTTTTTTAAAAAGCTTCTGTAAAAATCTAGTAACCTTGTTACCGTTTCTTGCCAAGTTTCCCTACGCCCTTCCTCCTCAAGCCAACGACTGTACCGTGATTGATGAATGAATGATTGATAATCAGTTATCATACCAAGGGTAACTCCTTCTGTTCTGTTTCAACAGCAGACTTTTCTTGTGCTTGAGCTTGTATTATTCCTTTAATCAAGTTGTCAACTTCTCTCCACGGTTGACGGGAAAGATAATTAACAATATCATTCATAAGGTTAATTGGTAGTTCCATATTGTTCTCCTTTATCTATTCCCAAAAGATGTAGGGTTTTCTTGTTGCCACAAACAACCATCCATTCCAGCAGGTTGAGCTTCCCATATAGGCTCACCTGCATCATGAGGTTGGCTGGATAAACAATCAGGATAAATCCAACAGGTCTCATGATTGTTTAAATTGATAAAATCTTTGTGCCATTTTCTTAACTCTTTTTTAACATCCTGTTTGTCTATACTTAATAGAACATCCGTTTCATACCCGTTTTTTTTATCAATATCCATGTCTCTAGCTATGTCTTCCAATTCTTCTAGTAAAGCTTTTCTCCTTTTATAAGGATTTGGAAAAGTTTTTTTATTTATATTCATTCGTTTCATAACTTTCTCCTTTAAAGTATAACATCACAAGTAATCCACATTACTGAAAGAAACCACAGTATGAGGAAGGATAAAATAATAGGATGTACCATCATACTAAGTCCATAAGTTTCGGTGGTTCATAGCAGTTAGACTTAATGACTTTACCATCTTCTCTATAGAGTGGATTGCCTTCTGCGTCCAGCTTAGACATGTTCGAGAAATGTACTCGATTGAATGCAGTATCAAAAGACCACCCGTAAGTGACAGCAAACCCAACGCACACATAAACCAGATCGCAGAGTTCTTTAAGAACCTCATCATCATCTTGATTACTAATTGCATACATCAACTCCTTAAATTCTTCTTGTATAAGCCTTCTCCTTAAATCTTTTTCACCATCCATTAAAGCAGAAGGTTCAGGATATTTTAATCCTACAGGATGTTTGAAAGCACGATGAAAGATATGTAATTTATCCTGTAAGGTTTCACTTTTGCCCATCATTCTTTATATCCTCTATTAGTTTGCACAGATACCATTGTGCCTTCAACAAATCTTTGTAAGGATTTTCTTTTTCTTTATAACGATACCTACTAACATACTTAAAAATATTTCCTTTTAAGTATCCCCTATACTCTTCCAATTCCATACTGTCCCTTATCAAATCAATAGTTTCCATTGTGTTACTATTGTAATGGGGTGGTCTGTTAATTTGATCTGTCTCACAATCACCTATAGTTAAATCTTCTGCATAAGAAGTCATTCCATTCATCCCTTGTTATTAGTTAGGCTTCTTAGGTTTAAACACAAGGACATTATCTGTATCCTTAAAAGAAGTTGTTTTCATTTCAATATATTCCTCATAAATAAGTTCTTGTCCTTTGTCAACTAAATAATCTAATTCATTATCTAGCATATACATAAAACCTTTTATGATAACAGAAGAAACATTAGCAGATATATCTTCATCATCCTCCTCATCTGTTACCGATGTTGTGTCTGCCACTTTAACAGAAAAAACTCCACTATCTTCTGGATCAGGAATGAATATCATGTACTGTCTTTCTGCTTGTAAACTTTTTAATTCCTCATCATCGAAGCCAGCATTCCAAGTATTAAACATTATACACACTCCTTTTATAAATGTCAAGGAAAAAATCTAGGTCCATCATAACTAAAGGTTTCTTCCTATTCATTTTTAATATCACTAAAGGTTCTCCTTTTCCTTTATGTTCTTCTGCTTGAGAATAAATAGAATAGATACCTTTAAACTTTTCTTGGTTCTTGCATTCAATTTTTAAAGGATATCTTTTGTAAGCAGCAGGAGAAAGTTTAATATCCATTCCTGTTTCCCCCATGATAGCTCCCTTAATATCATCCTGTTCTAAAGCAGGTGCATATTCTAATAGCTTTGAAACAACAAAGTTTTGCAATGCTCTCCCCTTTGCTTTCCTTGACCTAGTGCTTGTCATTTAGTAACTGTCCTAATTTCTTTTTCATATGCTGTGTAGTTTTAGGACAGGTGGTTTCCATGTTGTCAAGGTCTTCTCCTAGAAGAGAAGGGGAGAACACCACAACTCCCCCTCTCTTCAGGAGTTGCTTGACGTTAGCAATGTCAGAATCAAACTTCATAACATTTGATTTGTACATATCGTCAAGCCAAAAAGATGAGTCGGATGATCCAAATGCTTTCTTCATTCTTATAGCAAGAACATTCTCACCAACCAGATTAAACCCTTCTTGCTTATCGTTCCCAGTTACAAGATAGTATACATCTTTGTTGGTGTTTACATCCAGTTCATTTACGACTGATTGAAATATGATCATTCAAAATCCTCATCTTCCTCTTCTAGTTCTGTAAGCCTACCAGTCTGCCTACTATAATATAACCTACAGGCTGGCCCTGTCAATCCAGAAAACCTATTCTTAATAACACGTACTGTAGTAGTGTGCCGTTCCCTTTCATCCTCATGCTGACCATTACGTTCCAGACCAAGAACAATATCACTTAGTTGTCCAATAGAAGCTGATCCTCGCAACTGACTAAGGGATGTTACTGCTCCTTCCTCATGCCCAGCATTCGTTGGCCTACGTAGATGTGATACTAACAGTAGGCAGATGTCAAGTTCCTGTACCACAGTACGAAGCTTAGTCATGATTTCATCCAAGGCTCTGCGCTCATCCCCATGCTGTTGATCAGAAACAATAATAGATACATGGTCAAGAACAACATACTTACAACTTAAAGCTTTGGCAAAGTACCTCACCCTTCCAACTATGGTATCAATACTATTAGAACCAAAATGATCATAGAAAAACATTCTATTAGTTGCTAAGGTCTTTTCAAAGTATTCCTTAAACTCTTCATCTTTTGTTTCAGCAAAGACATCAGGAAGATGTAATGGTTTGTCTGCTTCTAAACTCATAAGAGATAACCCAGACCTCTTAATAGATTCTTCCATAAACATCATACCAATATTATCTGATGTACTATTTAATATATGGTACACCATCTCCTTAATGAACTGTGATTTACCTAGCCCTGCCCCAGCAGTTATAGTTACCAGTTCACCCATACGTACACCATATGTTAACTTTTGTATTCCATCATAAGGGTATACAACTGAAGGTTCCGTAGCCCCTTCCATAACAGTGCTCCACATTTCAGAACCAGCAATAATCCCTTCAGGTGTGTACGTCTTAGCAGACCACCAATCATTAACAAAGGTTTTCTGTGCTTTGTTAAGGAGGTAATCATTAGCATCTTTATATTGCATTGGCATAATCTTAGCCTTGGGAGACAATACTTCTGCTACCTTCTTAGCTGCCTTGTTACCTGCATCATCATTATCAAAACAAATAATTATATTATCAAATGATGTAAGGAAATCATAATCCTTTGCAGCATCCTTAGCTGCACCAGCGGCACCTGTCTTAACAGAAACCACAGGCCATTTCGACCCAAGCATTTGGTATGTTGAAAGGGCATCAATCTCCCCTTCACATAAGGTGATGTACTTACCTCCTTCAGCGAAGCCCTTCTGCCCAAACAAAGTACCAGATGAAACTTTACCTTCAGTATAAAAATCTTTTGTATCCACCCGCCTAACCTTGTTGGCAATATGTACACCAGCATCATCGAAGAGGGGATAGAAATGTTTATTCCCTTGGATTGTTACCTCATACTTTCGACAAGTGTCTTCAGTTATGAACCTGTCAGGGATATCTTTTAACATCCCCTTGGTTAAGGAAATAACTTTTTCTTGCTGTGATGTTTGCATGTAATCTCCTTCTGTTTTCTTATGATAATTGCAATTAGGGGTGAAACAATGTTCACTTCCGTTTGCCCACACCCCTACATTATCTCTTGAACCACATTCAGGACATGGTTCATGACGTGTAAAGATTGGATCAGACATGTATCTCCTCTACTTTAGGTTCCTTAACAATCTTAGTAAAATACTTAGTACCATTACTATATTTGAATGCTCTTAGTTTAGGCCAGCATTCTTTCTTGTACTCACAATATACACACATCCTCGCCAGCCGCATGTTACCTGATGTACCATCTGGTACAGGAGTAACACAAACTTCTGGCATATTCTCTTTATCATTTAGGAAAGAACGTATATGATTTATCCTCCCCTCTGCATTTATAAGATCAAAGTCAGTAACTTCTAGTAATGCTAGTTCACCAGAAGATTTATTTAATGCAAGGAAATATCCTGTGTCCTTGCCTTCTGCTTCAGCATAACCACTGATCTGTCCTATGTAACCAAAGTCATCATCACCATCGAATCCTCGCTTAAACTTACGGAAACTATAATCACTGCTGGATTTAATATCAACAACATCTCCATCAATCTTGCAATCCATGTGTCCTTTAACACCATCAATGACAACTTCCTTTTGTTCATCACTAACAGTATGCCCAGCTTCTTTAACCAAGAACAAGAGAAGTTCTTCAACGATAGAACCATATAGAAACCGCATCAATGTGGAAGGTGTAAACTCTTCTTCTTTTATTTTAGGTCCATTGATTTCCATCCATATCCTACGATCTGCCCTTCCTATTAAAGACATCCGTAGATTTTTGCTACCGTTTCCAGACCTCTCTTGTTCAAGGTATCTGGATACTACATCAGTAATGTTTGTTATAAAAGAAGTAAGGTGTTCCTCTTTTATTGGAGCAGGAGTATTCATTCTCTTAGCTATGTTTGGTATAACATTTTTAATCGTCATGTAAATTCTCCTATAATGTATAGCTGCCCCACAGCACCAGTATGTATAGACACAAAGGAGAAACTTAAAATCTATACATATCTGTTAAGCTGCCCTCGCCCACCATACTTCCAAAGACTACGATGACCCAACCCATCAGTCTTTGGCCCAACAGTTACTATCAAACTTAATCGAAGTCTGAATCGTCTTGTGCTTGAAACTCTACTAGGTCAATAACCTGTAGCTTATTCAACCACAAAGAGGTTCCCCATTCTTTAGCAAAGGGGTGGTCAGCATTAAACGTAACCCTTGCTTTAACTTCTGACCCATTACCTATCAATGTAGAAGAGACATCAATTGGATTTCGATCCTTGTCCATCACAGGTATTCTCTTAGTTGTGTGTGCTACGACAAAAGGACCACCAGAAACATGCTCTTTTGTTTTTAATTTTACCCCCTTGTTTTCAAGAAGGGTAATGGAGTCAGAAGTTAACTCACCAATATCAAGTTGATAACGATCTTTGTACTCATCAAACTTATTTAGCTTAGTCCAAAAAGCCCTGCCATGTATCACGGCATTCTCATACTCTCGCTTTTGTGCATTCATCATTAAAGTCTCCTTTCAAGATTAGGTACGCATTATAACCCATGTGTTACTAAATGTCAAGAAAAATTTTCGTTGCATTCGAAACAAGTATGCTGAAAAATAATTCCCCTTCTGGTACAAACCTGTTTGGTACTTCTACCTGATCAGCGGCAGCTACTACTTCTCCTGTAATTTCCCAGGCTTGTTTGCATTCACTGTTCAATACATAGAAGGTAATGTTTTCCTCCCCCTTTTGTTTAAGC